CCTCGGGCTCGGCGCGTCGCCGGGCTTTGTCCGCGGCGACGGCCGGCCGAGCTGGCCGGCGGGAGGGAGCAACGGCCGGCCGTTTTTGCCGTACAGGCGCGGCCGATTTGGCCTTAGTGGTCTTTTTCATTGGTTGTGCTTTGTAACGTTTGTAAGAGGTCGCCTACCGTACGCTCGGCCGCGCGAGCCGGTCAATGGACCTTGACAGGCTAGGCGAGCTCGAGCGCCTAGCACTTTGTAACGCGCGCGAAATACCCTCGAGGCCGTCGAAAGTGCACTCGTACGCCGGCGAACGATCGCCAGCGACTTACAATCATTTGCGAATCTGGCCGCCGGCGAACGCCAGAGCCGCGGCCAGCGCGGCGGCCAGCAGCTCGGCGAGCCGGTCGCGCGCGTCGCATTGGAAACGGCCGGCGACTAGGTCGCCACCATGGAAGGCACAAAAGCCGACGGTGACGAGCACCACGACGGCGTGAACGGCGACCACGCCGGCGACTAGATAGAAGGCAGCGCGTACGCGGTCGAACGGCGGCCGATCGTCGGGCACTAGCTCACGCGTTGCGCGCTAATCCATGAGCCCGGCAGCACGTAGCCCCCGCCAGAGCTATTGTCCTTAACGCGTAGTGAGAAGGTCGTGGCGGCGGTCAACGTGACGATTGCGCAGCACGCGGCGAAAGTGTTTAGGCCGTTGATCGTGCACACCGTGATTTCTGAGCCGACAAGCGCCGAGCCGTTCCAGATTTGAGCGCTAATAAAATCATAGCCGCTCGGGCTATTGCCTACATTGGCGCCGGCCTCGATTCGCCACTTCTGGCCGGCCGCGCCGATCGCGCCGGTATTGCATACGCTCGCGTAGGTTCCTGTAGCGCCGCAATTCACCTGGCCGGCATTGTTGGCAATCACGGCCGCCGGCGGCGGCGTGTTCGCTCTAACCCAGGCCGTTGTCGCGGCGCTTGTGTCGTCACTCGCCGCGGCCGGCGTCGGCACTTTGACCGGGCCCACAAACTCATGAAAAGCGCCGGGCATTTCTGCCGTGTAGGTAATGCGATCGTTGCTGAATCCGAGATAGCCGATTCGCGTGGCGTCGGTCTTATGGAACGCCACGTAACCCGCGTTGCTAGGGCCGCCCTCGTTAATGTGTACGTAGCCCTCCACGCCGCTCGTGCCGACGGTGAGGCCGGTTGTGAATGTCGCTACGGTGCCATTCAACGCGCCGGTCATGGTGTCGCCGGCCTTGTTTACCGGCGTGTAGCCCAGGCCGGCCACGATTTGGGCGGCGTTCAAGGTTTGCGGCACCTTCTGCCAGGCCACGCCGTTGAACACGACGCTATCGCCAGCAGCCCAGCTCGTAATGCCGTCGAGCGGCGTCGAGCCGGATACGGCGCACAGGTAAAAATCGCCTCGAGCGCCGACGCCGTTAACGAGCGTCGGCGAGTTGGTCGCGGCGTTCCACGTGCCGAGCAATTTTAGGCCGGTAATGATTCCGCCGACTCGAGCCTGCACCCAATGGGTACTAGGCACGCGTTGAGTATTGTCATTGTCGGCCGGCTCGAGCACCACGGCGCCGGCGCCTAAATCGACGGGCCCGGTAAAGACGGCGTCGGCGGCGTCGAGCTCAGGCACCACGAGCGGGCCTGACATGGTATCGCCGGCCTTGTTTACATACGTCGTCACGCTCGGGTCGAAATACGCCAGCGCACTAAAGACGCTCACGCCGTCGCCGAGCTTCGCGCGCATACGGCCAGGCGATACCAGCTCAATCGCGAATTCGCCGTAGCCCACCACGAGGTCGTTAGCCGCCCACTCGGCCGTTGTGCCTACGAGCTGGCGCTGGCGTGCGAATGTATCAACCATAGCGCTTCCCCTTCCCTAGATGATCGCCGCCGGCCTGGCCGGCGTGCCGGCGCTCACGAGCGGCAGCGATGGCGCGGCCGGCGTGCCGGCGATTACATGATCGGTCGACGGCGCCGGCGGCGTGCCGGCTATGAGCCAATTATTCGGCGGCGTGTTGGGCCCATAGAGCGCTTGCTGGCGCGGGTCGAGCTCGGCCGGCACCTTCACGCGCACCCAGCCGTATGTCGGGTTATCAATCTCGAGGTCGCCGATAAAGCGGATGCTATGGGCGCTCGAGATTTCGCCGAGCTCGCCGCTATAGAAACTCTCGAGCCTGGCCATCGTGAAAAAATCATAGGCGTTAGCGTTTACCCAGCGCTGCCAGGCGCCGAGCTCGACTGTCATCATGACGAACTCGAGCTGAAAACGGTGCGGCATGGTGCGATAGAGCCGGCGCTGGCGAGCCCCGCCCCCTTCCATCTCAGTCCGCAATAGGCCCATGTCGACGGCGATGCGGTACGGCGTCCACTGAGCGCATCGGAAAGTGTCAGGGTAGGTCACTTCGGCCATGGCTCTACTCGGGTGGTGGTGTTGCGAAAAAATCCAGCGTGTCAGCGTACACCGTCGGGTCGTAGCAAACGCCTTGTACGCCGACGGTCGCGGCGTCGCTCGACTTCGGCGACAGTGCCACCAGAGTCCAGTCCTTCACGACGCGAGCGCCGTCGCCCCACACAAAATGCGTGTTCTCCTGGCGCAAGCCAACGCGCCAGCCATCGGCGCCGGCCTCCCATGGGCTCGCCAGCAGCTCGGCGTATCGGTCGCCCTGCAGCGGCGAGGCGCGCGCTTCAACGATGGCGCTGCACTGGCCGAGCTCGTCGCGAAACATCATGAAGTAAGGCCCGGTGATTTCCGCCCATGGCAGCTCCCTATCCAGCTGCACGAAAAGCCCGTCAACCTGAGCGACATAGCCCGACACGCCCCAGCGCGGCAGCGTATGGGCGACGGCGACGCGCTCGCCGGGCAGCGGTATCAGGCCCTCGAGCTCGGTCGCGAACTCGACCGAGCGCCGCAGCTTTTGGCGGCGTTGCCATTGCAGCCTGGCGTATTGGCCGGCCTGGCGAGCGTCGCTACATCCGAACAGGTTAAGGCGATCGGGCGCCAGGCTCTCGAGCGGGAAACGAACGTAGGCCGGCGCGAAGTTAGCCGGGTCCACGTACTCGATTTCGATTCCGTCGGCCTCGCCGGTTTGCTCGAACGAATAGCCCAGCTTGAAAGACTGCTTGACGATGTTTTGCTCGGTAAACAGTAGCGAGCGCGCCGGCCGCTCGCCGTCTTGAACGATCGACATAAGCGGGCCGATCGGCATAGGCGCCGCGGCGACGCCGGCGATAGCCTGGCCGAGCGCTTCCCATACCGTAGTGCGTTGCGTGTAAACGGCGTTGAACTGATAGGCCCCCCAATAGGCGCGCAACGCCTCGAGCCGCGGGCCGTCGAGCTCGGCGAGCGGCCGGCGCGCGCCGTACGTTTGGTTTGTCATAACGTCTATGAACGCGTCGGCCGGCGACGTTGTCGCGACGTTGTCGCCGACGCCGAGCGCCGGCAGCTTGCGCACCATGCGCACGCGCACCAGGCGCTCGGCCGCGCGGGTGATTTCGCTCGCCGTGAGTCGGACCATCATTAGGGTGGTGTTGCCGTAGGCCTCGGGCCGATCGTGGCCACAGATCAAAGACATTGAGCGCCAGTAAAACTCGTTTCGCTCATTGCCGAACGGGTTTGCAGAAGTGTGGCGCACCAGCTTACAGAGCCAGGCCCCCTCGCGGCCGGTGTCGAGCTGATAGAGCCGACGCAGCGGCGAGATTGAGTTAGCGGTTTCACCAAAATCAAATAGCAGCTCGGCGCCGATCGGCGCGCCGGCGGCGTCGGCCTCCACAACGTGAAGCGTGAACGACACGAAAGTAAATTCAACGCCGCTTGGTCCCTGGCGATAGAGGCCGGTTGGCCATTCGATATTGAAAAACATATAGCGGCCGACTTGGCGGCCGGCGCGGCCGACTCGGTAGTAGCCCGCCGAGTCGTCGGGGATAGAGAATCGCTGGTCCGCTACTTCTAGCGAGCTCCAGACATTTTCCGAGAAGCCGGGCGACCAGCCGGCCGCGGCCGAAATTGCATTGAGGCCGCCGAACAGGCCGCCATGCTGCGACGGCGGTACGACAATGTATTGCACGCCGCCCTCAATCGACGCCGCTTCGGACTCGCCTACTAGGACTTCGCCGACTTCAAAATCGCCATGGCCGAGGCACAATAGCTGATCGGTAAACATGTCGCGGTCGCCAAAAAACATTGAATAGGGTTGTGCAATCAGATCGGGCGCCATGAGCACAGAGCCATAGACGGCCGGCACAGGCTCGCCGAGGCGCGCCAGGTTTTGACGCGAGCGCAGATTGTAAACCGGCGACGGATTGCCGGCGCCGTCCTGAGCGGCCGCGGCGCTTGGCTTAGGATCGGGGAACAGCAGCGAAAGGCCGATGGTAATTGCCGCGCTAACAATGGCGGTAATCACGGCCGTTATGATGATCGCCACCAGCGCCTCGCCTTGTGCCGGCACGAACAACACGACTCGGTCGCCCTCGGCGATCGGCCGCACGAGATAGCCGCTCGAGTCCTCGTCAGGGTCCAATAGGTCGCCGTTGTGATAGTGCCCGATCGGTCCGCCGGCGCCGGCCGGGTGGTGAGCTCGTAGCCAGTCGATCGGGCTCGAGCCGGCCGG